CTACAACATCTTGCACTAGGGTTTGTAGAATGGTTAAAAGAAAAATGGATAGAAGCAAAGATAGAAAATACTATGAAGGACGTTGATATACAAGCAAAAGACATAGTAGATACGTGGGAAGAAAATAATAAACCAAAAGTTATTGTAACTACCACACCGTCAGAGGTAGAGGGATTAGATAACATGGAAATATCATTTGAAGCATCAGTCAAAGCGATAAATGATGCAGAAGATATTAATTTTGATGATATGGCAGGAGGATAATGAGACAAAATTATACTAATGAATTTTTATTTCCTGTTAGATGCTCTCTTTTTAAAGCATCTGATGCTCTAGTGGCAGATACCTTAGCTAAGGTAACAAAATTAGACTATCGTAGATACAACGAACCTTCTGGTGTAGGCACTAGCGATGATATACAAAACAATCCTGACTTTAAAGGTCTACACGATTGGTTTCAACAGTGTATTGATACATTACATGCTGATAATGCTTGGCAGGCAGACCGTATAGTTGTAAACAAGTCTTGGGTTAACCGAAGTGATGCTAAAAAGGGTGACCATCACTCTCCACATAGGCATCCAATGTCCTATTTAAGCGGTATATTCTACCTCACAGAGGGTCCTCCAACCGTGTTTTTAGACCCTATTCAATTAAGGGAGTGGCAACAATTTCATTTAGACGGAGGACCTATAGAAGACAGCGAAAGATATGTCCATCCTGGGGTAGGTGGCTGTTTTATATTTCCTTCATGGTTAATCCATGCCACTGTAGCAAATACATCAGATGTCAATAGATATACAATCGCATTTAACACCTTCCCACAGGGAGATTTGAATTTAGGAGGATGGGATAGACCTATGGTATCAGTAGATGTCACTAGCGGATGGTCTAAACTAAATCCATTAAACTTGTCTGACTATGCAAGGTAAAGAATTACATTTATTTCCAGTAATATTAAGAGAATATCATAAAGATACCAGTCAAAACACTGATAAATTGATTGAGTTTCTTAAGGAATATCCCTCTGTACAATCTAACATTCCTGAGGGTGTTATTACTACTAAACCAGATTTACATACATGTAAAAATGAGTATGTAGATGAGTTATTTGGTTTCTTTGAGGAGTGTTTAGAGGAGTATAGATTTCATTACAAGTTATACTGTGAAAAATTATCGATAACTCTTGGTTGGGCTAACCATGCTCCTGCAGGAAGTGGGTTTGGACATCCATTACACCGACATCCTATGTCATATTTGAGTGCAGTTTACTATCTTACTGATGGTAGTCCTACATTTTTTGACGACCCATGCACACCTAGGGTTTACGATACGTTAGATGTGTGGTATCATGATAAGATGGAGTCTGATTGGGGTATCAACGAGAAAGTTGATGCTGAGGCAGGCAAATTGATACTCTTCCCATCATGGTTGAGACATTATTCTGGTAGACAGATGGACAACTATGATAGATGGACTATTTCTTTCAATGCATTTCCTACAGGAAGGACTAATGTAGGACCTTGGGATATGCCACAATTAAATGTAAAACTATGAAGTATTTGAAGACACCATTACGTTACCCAGGTGGTAAATCTAGGGTTGCTAAACGATTAATCAACAAATTTCCTAAAGATATTGGTGAATTTAGAGAGCCATTTATAGGTGGTGGGTCAGTTGCATTACACTTCTCACAGTTGTATCCCGACACCCCTGTATGGGTAAATGATAAGTATGAATATCTCTATAATTTCTGGGTAAACTTGCAAAAGAATGGTGCAGAATTATCTGATACTCTTATTGATATAAAAGTAAATCATAGTAATGAGGATAAGGCAAAAGAATTATTTAAAGGTGCTAAAGATGAGATAAAAACTGCAGATTCTTTCCGTAGAGCAGTATTATTTTGGGTGTTAAACAAGTGTAGTTATAGTGGACTAACAGAAAACTCTTCTTTCTCTGCTACTGCATCCAGACAAAACTTTACTACTCGTGGTGCAGGATATTTGAAAGAAATATCTAAGATTATACAACATTGGAAGATAACAAACTTAGATTATTCTGAGTTAATGATAGGTTTTTCTTCTGCTAAAAATTGTTTCTTATTTTTAGACCCTCCTTATATGATTAGTAGTTATTTGTATGGCACGGATGCAAAATTGCATAAATCATTCGACCATAATAAATTTGTTGATGACTGTGCTGCATCTCCTTTTGATTGGATGGTAACTTATAATAATGATGATATACTAAAACAAAAATATAAAAATTTCTACCAAGAAGAATTTCAAATTACATATGGTATGAAGCACAGAGCAAACAATCATCTAAAGAAAGAATTGTTAATTGCAAACTACGACATAAACCCCGCATCACCCCTAGAAGCACTTATAAATGCCTGATTACGAGTATCCTCTAAAGGATTATTTGAATAGTATAAATTTAAAAACTAATGACATGACTTTCGATGAGAGAGCCATGAAAAAGTATCCTGCCTTTGTCATAAACAAGTGTATGGCACAGCATATCGATACAATAATGCATGCAAATGAGATGAATTCCAGTCCACAACTGAGGAATGACATGCAATACTCCTTCTTTATACATAGTGTTAGGAAATCGAAAAGATTTTCTCCTTGGGATAAAAAGACTAAAGACAGTGACCTAGATTTAGTTAAAAAATACTATGGTTATAACACTGAGAATGCTAGAGCAGCATTAAGGATACTAACTCAGGAGCAAATTAAGATTTTAAAATCGAAATTAAATCTTGGAGGAAGAAAGTGAGTGAAGAGATTAAATGGTCTCAAGATATGATGCTACAAGTTACCCTCAAGGAACCAGATGATTTCTTGAAGGTACGCGAAACACTAACTCGAGTTGGTGTTGCGTCTAGGAAGGAGCGAAAGCTCTATCAATCTTGTCATATCCTACACAAACGTGGAAAATACTACATTGTCCATTTTAAAGAACTGTTTGCTTTAGATGGAAAACCCACTAACATCACACCTAATGATGTGCAACGTCGTAATAGAATTGCTAAACTATTATCAGACTGGGGACTTGTAGAAATTTCTAGTGAAGATACTGGAGACCTCGCACCCTTGAATCAAATCAAGGTTTTATCTTTTAAAGATAAAGGAGAGTGGACTTTAGAATCCAAATATAATATTGGTAAAAAGAAAACTCAGAATGATTCAGAATGACTGATAAAAAACTAGAAGAAAAACCAAAAGGTATAGTTGGTAAGGTCAAGGAGCACATAGAGGACAAGGAGGAGCAACTCGTTTTTCTCTCGACAATAGTTAGATTGTCTGTGCTTGTATGGTCCGCAGGAATATTGACATTAGCGTATGTTAAGTTACCAGCTGACTGGAAAATACCTGAGCAAAAGCTCGATCCAACTTTCATAGCTTCAGTTTTTACAGGGACTTTAGCTACCTTTGGCGTCCAAGCAGCAGGCAAGAAGAAAGGCGGTGCTGCTGACCAAAACATATCTAAAAAAGATATGGAGTTTCTAATTGCAAAAGCATCAGAAACTGCTCCTGCTCAAACCATTAGGATAGAGCAAGGACCTGTTAAAATTGTCCCAGACAAATAAACTTTTAAACATCATGCAAAAAATTATTAATGGAATTGCTATTTTCTCAGGTGCAGTAGCACTAGGAATAGTTGGACTAGGTGGATACGTCTATGTTAGAAAAGATGCTATCATTGAAGACGTAAAATCAAAAGCAATGGAAGCAATCATGCCCTCCATTGGCGGTGGTATACAAGATGCTATACCTTCATTACCACCAACAACAGGCGGTGCTATCCCTTCAGTACCTTCCTCACCATTCTAAATGAAAAAAATATTGAATCCTTTAACTGATGAATACTATCAGTTAAAGGAATTAGTATTGGGAAAAAATTTCCCATGGTTTTACGAAACCAATCCCAACCCATTAGAGGATGGATATTATTTTTATTCTCATGTATTTTTAGAGAGACCTTCTCAAAGGTCTCTCTATCCTAGTGTACATTCACAACACATAGATTTATTTCACACAGTC